CCCCACCTTTGTTTGTGTATGCACCACCAGTGTAGAATGATGAGACGGGTGCATTCCCATGGTAAGTCTGAGATAAGACATTTACCATTTCAATTGTATTTATACTAAGAACCGAATTTTGAATCGGGTTCTAATGCTATAAAATACTCTAATTCGATATCTGCATTTTTAAAGTGCGATATACCTTTAGAGGATACTGATACATTATAGTTACCAGTAAGAATTTTAAGATTCTCAATCTTAAAGTTCATAGAATATTTAGTTCCGTCACCTTCACTCACTACTCGTGAGAAAGTATTCGAAGCTGCATTCTTCTTATCACATACCGTTAGAGATACGGTTGTACCGTCACTCTCAAGCACTAGGTCATTCACACCTAGGACACTCGATGCTTTCTGTAAGTCACCCAACAATGTTGAGGTTACTGAGAATTCAATCTCTGCATCAGGCATGGTTATCATTTTGTCGGGTGCGACTACCATTCCTTCCGATGCATAAAAGTATGCAAGTTTAGAATTAGTGTCTGCAATCGACAACGAACTTGTACCGAAGTCAAAGTCGGGGTCTTCCAGTAAACTGGTTGCACCGAGGAACTCTGGCAAGTTGTATATTGAGAAATTAGTAGGGAACGATTCACTTACAGTTGCGACTGCAAGAATATTTTTCATATTGGAAATCGTTTCTAACTTATTTCCTTCCTTAACTCGGATTCCCGAATTAATAGTTGAGAAGTTCTTTAGAACATCTTTTGTATTATCACTTATTTTCATCATTTAGTTTCTCCATATCATGAATGTATAATTGTATGAGTCCATAATGCAAAACCTTTAACAGGTCAGCACGATTTTTCCCACCCTTTTTACCATATCGTTGTGCATATTTCAATACATTCCCGATACAGAATCCTTCACCATGACCAGCGTCAATGATAAATTCTGTTGCTTGATACTGGTTCAAACTATAATGTTGGTCATAGGTTGAATCAACATACGACTGGAGCTCTTTAAGTAGAGCTCCTTCGTTGTATTTGTATTCAGTCTCAGTCATACTATCCATTATACTCCTCGGAGTCCGATTCGTCAATAGGGTTTTCTGAGTCAAGGTCAAGGTCAACTCCATCGTCAACCTTAGTGTAGAGGTCAAGTATAGACGCTCTAGTCTCTTCGTCAAACCTAGATATGCACATTGTGATAGACTTCATCTTGTCACCAAACATTCTGAATGCATTCACTATGTGAACCAGTCTTCTTGTAGTAACAACGTCATCAATCGCACCTTCGTAGTATGATTTTCTGATAATGTCTGCCCAGTCCACTAACTTCTCAACGAAGTCTGAGTCAACCGAACCAGTCAATTCCATTTCTTTTGCAAGGATTGACTTCTCAGTTTTCACTGGTGGGTATTCCTGTTGCATTGTAATCGCAAATCTCTCTAACATCGCCTCGTTCATGATTTGAGTTCCTATGAACTTTCCATCGTCAGAACCTTGACCTTTAGTATTTGCAGTAGCAAGAATCGTGAAACCTTTTGCAGGTGAAACCCACTCACCAGTTTTCTTGATAAGGTATCCTTTACCTTCAAGAACTGATTGTAAACACATCAACTTGTTAGAACCTAAGTCCACTTCGTCAAGAAGTAACACGGCACCTTTTCTCATTGCCTTGATAACAGGGCCTTCTCTAAACATGATGTCACCACCTTGTAGAGTGTGACCACCCATTAAATCATCTTCATCAGTCTCAATCGTAATGTTGACCCTGTAAAGTTCTCTCTTTAATTGAGCACACACTTGTTCAATCATTAACGTTTTACCGTTACCACTCAGACCAGTAACAAATACTGGAAAGAACAATTTCGATTTAATGATTCCTTTAACATCTTTGAAATGTCCGAAAGGAACATAGTTAATCATTTTTTCGGGAATGATTTTAACGTTATCTAAAAGATTGACCGAAGCAGTTTTGGCTGCGACTGGCATTTGCACTGGATTATTCAATGCAGGAACAGGTGCAGGTTGAACACTAGGTGTAATCGGAGTTACATTCTGAGGTTCATACCCACCGTTGTAACCAGTGATTACTGCTTCAAGATTGAAGGTGTTTGCACCAGTTTTAAAATCATACCTACTAGATTTACACCAGTAAGGCATTCCACCAACTGAATCAAAGTCTTCTTTAGAGAAGACCGTCTGACTCGGAAAAGCGGACGTTAACCCAGCAAGGAATTCTTTCCTATCGGGAGTAAAATTGAAGTCCTTGTCACAAATGACAATAGACTCAGCCCTATTATAACTTCTATCAGTCATTACGCTGCCTCCAACATTCCAAGAGGAACCGAATATCTACCTTGAGGTAGCATCACAATTGCCTTCTTGATTTTAACTTCGATACAAGTCCCAAGAGTCTTCTTGGTTTTTTGTACCACATAGACCTTGTCACCAGCACTAATGGTAGATTTACCAAGTGCAGTCTTACAAGACCCGATATACGCTGACAACTCATTCAAAGTTGCGAGCGACGAGATATTACCTATCTCGGTTTTTAGTTTTGCATTAATCATATTATCTCCTAT